GTTTCCCAGTCACGATCCTTAGCTATCTTAGGAATCAAATCCTTCAATTTCCCCGTATTCTCGGGATTACCAGCAAAAGCAACAAACTTCAGTGGATCATTACCAAACTCATTTCTAACCTCGCTCGGCAAATCATCAAAAATCTGATTAGCTCTCATAATCTTACTCTGAGCAGTCAATAGATCAAATTCTCCATCAAACTCACCGTATACAGCTTCAGGATACTTCAGCAAATGCGAAACACTCCCATTCTGTTGAGCCTTAGCCAACATCTTATTTATATCACACTGATCTTTAAACGCCTGTTTAGTCCTACCATCCTTAAATTCAGGCACGTATACTTCACCATTGTCTTTAAAATAATGACTCATTTCATCATCCTCAGTATCGGCATCAGCCATTGTAAACCCTTAGCAGTACTATCAAGGTTCCCATTATTCAATTTCTTCCAAAACTCCGCCTCTGCTTGCGCACCCGGAATCTCAAACCCCAAAAGCTCCTTTTCCTTACCAACCTTCTCAGCCATCATCCTAAATAGACCGGCTTGGGTATCATTAGCAGCACCTTGAGTTCTATCCTTATATGCAGCATTAACCAAATTCTTCATCTCCTGCTTAGCCCTAGCAGCAGCAATACCAGTATTAGAACCATGAGCAGCACCCTCAACAGCAGCACCACCAACGCTTCCCATAGTCGCCATAGCACCAGCAGGACTACTAGCATCAAACTTACCGGCCAAAATAGGATTAATACCAGCCACCTTCAAATCAGCCATTCTCCTACTTACAGCAGTATTCGACATTCGCTCCTGAAAATCTCTATTCAACCTAGCTTGCTTAGCATTAGCCTTATTAGCACTACTCTGACCAGAACTACCAAACAAGCCACCCACTAACGCTCCGCCGATTCCACCGACGGCACTACCCCAGAAAGCTGGCATAAAACCTCCTCACGTATCTCCATCATTTCCAAAGCCAAATGCGCGCAATCACGCATACTCAATTCCTTAGTCCCCTCTCTCTTAAAACCGGGATGCAAACACATCCCGGCCAAAGAGCAAAAGTACCAATCAAACAAAGTAACGCTATCCATTAAAAGTGATCCAAATTACCCGGAACACCAAACAACGGCATCGGCCTAGCACACTTCATACTAAAGTAAAAGTCACCAATAAAATGAGGCTGACTCGGAACAGCAATAGCCCTATCCAAAGGTGTACCAGTATTACTCTGAATAAAAGTAGCACCCAAAGTAGGCTCAGTAGCAAAATCCTCAGATAAATGCCATGCAGCCAAAGTACCAGATTGATCAACAGCCATCAAACCAGTCAAACGACTCGGCTTATACCTATATTCGGCATACCTCTCCTGATACCCAAAAACCGCATCCGGATCAGCAGCACCATAGTAAATCTCCTTAGATAAAACAGCTTGCTCACCAATTTGCGCCAAAACAGGATAATAAAAATCAAACCTAGTCCTCTTAGTCCAATACCTCTCAATACCCTGACTATACGTAATATCACCACGTACATTAACAAGACCAAGAATAACACCATGCTCAGTAAAGGACTTAGTAAAACCATGCTGACCAGTAACAGTACCCATAGCAGCCAAATCACCCTGATTCACATCAGAACCCAACGGAGCATTAACAGAGTCAACAGGACTAGTATTAGGCACAGCACTAATATTAATGGGAGTCGATCCCCCACCAAGGAACTCCGGCCTCTGCACTCTAAAATCAGGCACAGTGACACCAAAATGAGACAAAATAAGTTCATTATATCGAGTACCCGATCTTGCATCACGCTCAAGCAACCTCTGAGTCTGAAAGGCCAAACGCAAATCATTAACCGTAGCCGTAATATTAGATTGACTAAAATCAGCATATAGATGATCCCCCGCAACACCAGCCGCACTACCTAGCTCAACCAAACCAGACGGAACAGACAGCTTTCTATCAGCACTAGCATCGGAACTATAGACACTCAAATCATCAAAAATATTAGCATCAGTAGCAACAGGAGCAGTACCAGACAACGGTAAACTAACAGCATCACCCTTCTGAGGCCACGGCAAACAAGACGTAAAATAGTCATGTCTCTTACCCCGCTTCAGCAAATTATAATCACTACTAGCAGGCGTAGCACTTACAGTATCAGGACCATTATCAGTATTCTCAACAACAGAATCCTGCAAGTTTTCGTCCCTAAACCACTCATTCCAAATAAGGTTATACGCCCTAAAAGGCAACGCAGTCACCTCAGACAAATCAACACCGTTATAATACGGCAACCCCATATACACGCCAAAAGGATAAAACCCAGTAGTCTGACCCATATTAGCAGAAGTCGAACTAGACACCACAGGCACAGTAAAATCTATACTATCAGCAGGGTTATCCTGCGCACCATGCATCTTCTCCCAATTAGACCAAAGCAAACGATACGGCACAAAGAAAAAGAAACTCTCTAGATACATATTATCCATAATCGGATGCAAAGGCGTAGCCAACCGACAAAAGAAATTCATATCTACATTAAACGTATCTCCCGGCACGACATCATCAACCAACACCGGATACAGATAATCAGCATCAAAAGTCGTCTTTAAACCATGACTCCTATTAAAACTAGATCGCTGAATATTAGCACGCGGCACCTCACTAAACGTATGCTTCATTACACTACGCATTATCTACATCTCCTAAGTCAACGGCATATCCCAAACATTCCTTTGTCACACTAGTAACCTCTCCCTTAGCATCATCGTACTCACCAACTCTCCACAAACTGAAACATTCCGGATTCTTAAAAATCGCGCTATCCGGATTCTTGCCCATATTTACAAAATTCCTCAGAGCCAAACTATCAGTCTTACACGGAACAGGCCCATCATAAACCGCACTTGCACTATCCAAAACCGCATATAATTTAACTTTCATTTAATCTCTCCGATTGTTCGAGCATTATCATATAAAACATCTTGTATACACTCTAAGCAGTAAACACCGTTAAAAAACCAATGGTGTCTTAAATAATCCTCCTTTCTATATTTACCGCAAAATCCACATCTGGGCACAAATTCATTATTAAATCGCACCCATACACTTCTCCTACTCACGACCCGGCTTCAAATTCAAACGCGCCTTTTTACATATATGCTTATCCATAAGACGCTCCGGAGTAAAATCATCCTCATGCTCCTTCATAAACCGCTGCCTAATCTTCTTCATCTCCTCATACATCTCAGGGTCCTCCTTTCTCAAAATTTCGTTATAATATCTCGGAACTCCTTTCATTACACCCGCACCCGGAACAGGTACTTCATCACTAGGAAAAACATCGCTATGATACTTCTCGTACCAATCCCTACCGATTCCTCTACTACAATTAGGGCAATCTACCTGATACGGCAAACCCCTATGCACCTTACAAGTTTTACCCCTACTCATACCAACATACTCAGGAGTAATCCAAGTAATCTCACCATTTAAATCATGGCTCATATAATGCTCCGGACTCTTAACACCTCTAACCTTCTTTAAAATATACCTAGCGGTATAACTTGCACTAGCGTAATTCAACTCTCCAATGTCAACAAATCCAAAACCCCACAAATCCTCAAGGGTTTTACTCGTGTAACGCATGATCCCACCATCACTCTGATACGCCTCTAAATCCGTAAAAGAACAATTAAACAAACAAGCATGATAATGGGGACGCCCACAATTACAGAGAGGACAGCCAACGCGCTCAAGATCCAAACCGTGTTTACACCTCCTACCATATTCTCCAGCATAAAAATACCGAATCTCCTGATCTTTAAAATGTTTCCGTAACCGCTTCATAAACAACTGAAAATGCCTCTTATGCAAACTCCAGTCATTCGGCACATGATACCCCTTTTCTAACTGCTCCATCGTACAATCAACCGGATCCCTATAAGTCAAAGTAACAAAGCAATTACCCCCCTTATATTCATGCAAAGATGATTCGTGGGTAATTCGCATCGCCCACATACGGCTATAATCCAAACGGCAACCAAGACACTGACCGCAACCAACCTCCATTTTTTCTCTAGCATTGTCCCTCCTAAACTGAATACCGCCAGCGCTAGGATCGTGACTGGGAAAC